AGGGTATGCCCTACCTTTTAATTAACCCTATGCTTAGAGAGGAGTAGAATGGAAATAATTTTATTGATAATTGTAACAGTATTGTGTCTAAAATTTCTAGAATATCTAGGTTCGTAACCTAAATGTCACATGATTTGACTTTTGTTTTAAAATATGTTATAATCTTTTTTACAATTTAAAACATTAATCAAATTAATAATTAATTATATTAATAATTTATATTAATATTTATAAAACTTTATAAAGGAGGATAGTAATGATAGAATATAATAATAAAAAAGTAACACCAAAGGTGTATGCTAAACACCAAGTATCTGATTACTTGATGGGTTTGTTTGATAGTCCAGAGGTTCATATGGATAAGGGATTTGCAAATGCTACACCACGTGAACAAGCTGAGATAATGAATCAAGTTAGTTTGTTTGAGGACAGGATTCATAAGTTGTTGGGTGTTAAATTTAAGGAGATAAAAAGTGCGAGTAATTTTAGTAAATCCATTTGACGAGACAGTCAAAGAAGCAGTATATGGTGGGGACTATAGAGAAATCTATAACCTAATAGAATGTAAAACCTTTGATGTAGTAAGTCTATCTGATGCAGATGATTTGTATGTGGATGATGAAGGACTATTGGTTGAAGGTAATCAAAGATACTTTAGTTGGTCGGGTAGAAACTTTGCAGGTAAAGCATTAATTATGGGTCATGATGATGAAGGCGAAACAACTGCAACAACATATGACTTACAAGAAGTTGTTGACAGGGTAGAGTTTTTACCCGAAGGACACAGAGAAGAACCTTACATGGAGTTTATAGAATGGAAATAATATTAGTAGTGGTTGGGTTAGTCTTGCTCATAGCAATGACAACTTTGTACATGTACTTAGTTGAGGATGATAGGGTAGAACCACATGTCCCAACACCTATGAAACACAAGGGTAATTTCTGGGATGCAGAGACACAGAAGTACTACAAGTGGGATGAGTTAGAAAAGTTGAGGACATCTAAGGAGGAACAAAATGACACAACATAATGAAGTTGTTGAACAGCAACGAGAGATACTTGAGCTAGAAAAACAAGCCAAACAAATTGTAGCTGTTGACACAAGGTACAAGGATGGGTTATGGTATAAACAAACTGTTGACTATGCCGATGGTCGAAGGGTTACAGAGTACAGGGACAAACGTAAGCATACAAAGGAGGAAAATAGATATGGCGAAGACGTGGAATAAATCAAAACATAACTCCGCTACTAAACAAGGTGGGAAAAAGACAAGTCAAGGTAGAGGTAACGTTAGCACCTCCACTATGAACAAGAACAAGAAAGCTAACTTAAAAAAATATCGAGGGCAAGGTAAATGAAAGAGAAAATAATAACAGTTAAAATCCAAGAAAGAAATTTAACATGGATGAAAAATAACTATCGTAAATCTAAACAAGGTGTGAATAGTTTGTTTGAATATGGTGGTATAGATATACGAGAGGTACATGCCATAGCAGATTTACTGTATCATCTTAACGAAGCATTTGAAATTGAGGATGAGTGATGAACATATTTTATTTTAATGAATGTCCTGTTGAATCAGCACTAGCACAGCCAGATAAGATGTTAGTCAAGATGCCACTTGAAACAGCACAGATGTTATGCACAGCACATAGAGAACTGGATGGTGATGAGTGGGCAGACAAACAAGGACTTTACAAAACTGCATACAAAAATCATCCTTGTACTATCTGGGCAAGAGAATCTAGTTCTAACTATCAATGGTTGTATCGGCACTTCATAGCCCTGTCCATTGAGTACAGTCACAGATATGGTAGGTCGCATTTAAGTTTTGATAAACTATCAACACCACTCATGCAACTACCACTTAATATAAACGTTGGTGATATGACACCATTAGCACAGGCTATGCCGGAGGAATACAAACACAATGACCCAATCGTTGCGTATCGTAGATATGTAATCAATGAAAAACACTATGCCAAGTGGGAACAGAACAGAACTAAACCTACATGGTGGACTACACAGGAGGTAGCGTAAAATGAAATTTAAAATAATATTTAGTGCAGTAATGGTAGCAATGATGGTTGCTATTGTTAGCTCAGTCAACATCACAATGGACAACATACAAGAAAACAAGGCAGGGCTTACAAGGCTTAACAAATCTTTCCTGTCTCTCAGCGAAGAGTTCGAAAGCGTAGGTAGGACTGCAGACTTAATAGAATCTACCAGAGAAAGCTATCGAAATTCTTTAATAAACATTTCTGATAGAGTAGATACATTAGAAGATTCTATTTTTGAAATACATAGTATAATAAAAGAGTTAGATGAACTCTTAAACAAACCACCGGTTGAAGCTATGGTGAGAGAAACATATGTTGAGCCAGAGCCAATATCAGACTTAGGCGTTAACGCTGGGCTTGGTGTACTTACAGGAACTCATGTTACAGGACAGCCAGAGATAGTCCCAGAGCCAGAGTTAATGACGTGTCCAAAGGTAAGATCAGCTAAACCTTATGGAGATTACATTGAAAATATAACTATCAAAAGAACATTAAAGTTTACAGTGATTTATGATTTGTTTAATGGCAATGTTGTCAATGTTCAATACGATGGTAAGCTACCTAACAAAGTTAAACAAGCTACCCTTAATTATGTAATGGATTTAGAGTTTGATAATCCCATTACAATTACAGGGTGTACATTACCCTTTACAATTAACATTTAATGGTTGCTTTTTATAGTAACTTATGTTATAATACACGCTTATTAAGATGAACTATATAGTAGAAAGAGATCAATACAACACAGAAATTCTTACTCGTGATGAGTACAGAAAGTTTGGTGTGTATATGACGGAACACTATCCGAATGTCGGGCATGTGGTAGAGAAGCTAGACGAGACCTTTAGGGTACGAATAGATGATACTCCACTAACATTCTGGGAAGAGATACTCACTTCTATTAGGGATTAATTGAAGGTATATTATAAGTAAGTCATGCCCTCCTTGTTTAACTTATAATATCTACAAGTTTCCGGTCTTGTGCCACCTAAAACCGGATTAACTTTTTTAACTAAACACTTTACATTCATGCGAAAGTATGTTATAATGTGTACACTTTATACAAACCGATGGAGGAATATTATGGAGTATGTAACTGGAAAAGCAATGTGGGCTAACATCACATCGCCAAACACGAGGTTTCAACCTCACAAGTATGGGCTAACAGTCTTGACTGATGCTGATACAGCTTCTAGGCTAGAAAGCTTGGGACTGAATCAAGTAAGAGATAGAGCTGGTCAACCCAAGTATGATGAACCTGCTTTTACATTCAGTAAGAGAGCAGCTAACAATGATGGAGCAGCTAATACTGCACCTAAGTTAGTTAATTCTGATGGGGAACCTATTGATGTTAGTGTTGGTAATGGTTCAGAAGTTGTTGTAAAAATCAAGCCTTATAAGAATGACTATGGTCAGTTCGCTGAACTCATAGCAGTAAAGGTAGAAAACTTGGTTGAGTATGTCGAAGGTGACACAGACAACGAGGAATTTTAAATGATTATTACTATTAATAATGATGATGGTAATAAATCATTTGATGTTAACAATATAAGTGACGACACAATAAAGCAAGAAGCTACTGTTATTGTACAGAAAGTAGGTAACTTACAAGTTATCATAGAAGCTTTAGACTTTGCAAGTCGTACACATCGTGCTAACTTAGAAGAACTTCTAAAAGATAGAGAGGAAGCAATCGTTGAAACAGAACCTGCTCGTAATGAGAAAGGTCAATTTGTTGGAGACGATCCAGAAACTATAGAGGATGAATCTAAGGTAGCAAAATAAAATAGTCTTTAAGGAGGGCTAACATGAATGATACAACGTGGCAAAAGTTGAAACAACCCTGTCCACTTTGCAACAGCAGTGATGCTGTAGGAGTCAATGAAGATGGCTCTGCAAAGTGCTTCAGTTGTGGTGACTTTATGACCAACTATGAACAAGCATGTAACGGAAAAACTATGACACAAACACAAACAACACAGACGAAACAACCTGATAGTATAGGTGAGGGTAACTTCATCGCACTAACTGATCGGCAAATATCACAGGCAACTGCTAAAAAGTATAGTGTAAAAGCTGTACAAGATTTGAAAGGTCAGGTCGTTAAACATTTCTATCCGTACTACAATGGACATGAACTGTCAGCTACTAAATGCAGGAACTCTTTAACAAAAGATTTCTTTGTGTCTGGTAGTTATAATGACACCGGATTGTTTGGTCAACAGTTGTTTAAGGGTGGCAAGTATGTCACCATAACCGAAGGGGAGTGTGATGCTATGGCAGCCTATGAACTACTAGGTAGTAAGTGGGCAGTCGTATCCATTAAGCGTGGAGCACAAGGTGCAGTACGAGATATCAAGGAGAGCTTAGAGTTCTTTGATAACTTTGAAAACGTGATCGTTGCTTTTGATAATGATAAGGCAGGTAAAGATGCAGCAGTTAAAGTTGCAAGACTTTTCAAGCCGGGCAAGGCTAGGATACTCACACTTCCCAATGGCTTTAAAGACCCTAACGATATGCTTAAGTCTAACAGACATAAGGACTTCGTTGAATCTTGGTGGTCTGCTAAAGTCTATACACCCTCCGGTGTTATCAATGTCACAGAACAACGTGAGAAGTTTCATAATCGTGAGAAGAAACAAAGCATACCTTATCCTTATGAAGGACTTAATAAAAAGCTTTATGGCTTGAGACAGGGTGAGCTTGTAACTCTTACAGGTGGAACAGGACTTGGTAAGTCTAGTGTAACCAGAGAGATAGAGCATTGGCTTGTGAAACAAACACAGGACAACGTAGGTATCATAGCATTAGAAGAAGACTGGAGACGTACCATTGATGGTATACTTTCCATTGAAGCTAACGCTAGGTTATACATTGACCAAGAACGTGAGAAGTTTTCTAAAGAAGAACTTGATAAGATGTTTGATATGTTATACGATGGTGATAATAAAAACAGAGTATGGGTTCACTCACACTTTGGCACCAACGACATTGATGATATCTTTACTAAGCTTCGATTCATGATTATTGGATGTGACTGTAAGTGGGTTGTTGTAGATCACTTACACATGTTAGTCAGTGCGGTACATGAAGGTGATGAGAGACGTGCTATTGATTCTATTATGACTAGACTAAGAAGTTTAGTTGAAGAGACAGGTGCAGGGATTATCCTTGTATCTCATCTCAGACGTGTCGATGGTAACAAAGGACACGAGAACGGAATTGAAGTTAGTCTCTCTCATCTACGTGGCTCTAACAGTATTGGTCAGCTATCAGATTGTGTTATTGCATTAGAACGTAACCAACAATCAGACGACCCTGATGAAGCTAGGACAACAAGACTTCGCGTTCTTAAATCAAGATACACAGGTGATGTAGGTATGGCAGCTAGAGTTATCTATGATGCTGATACTGGTAGGCTTAGTGAATTAACAGATGAAGACATAGAGTTTGATAGCTCTGCAGACGAGGCATTTTAAATGAGATTAGTATTTGATATAGAGACGGATGATCTCCAAGCTACAAAGGTTTGGTGCATTGTTGCTCAGAACCCTGACTCAGGTGAGATATTTAAGTTCCCACCTAGTAAGTTAGAAGATGGGTATAATCTTTTAGCAACAGCCGATACACTTATTGGTCATAACATTATTGGATTTGATATACCTTTGGTAGAGAGGTTCGGTAACGTTGACCTAAGTGGTAAGGAAGTTATAGATACTCTTGTACTATCTAGATTATTTAATCCTACTAGAGATGGTGGTCATAGTCTTGAGACTTGGGGCTACAAGTTAGGATACCCTAAGATTGAGTTTGAAGATTACTTAAACTACTCTGTTGATATGTTAAACTATTGTGTACGGGATGTACAGTTAAATACCAGAGTGTTACAGGAACTTCAAAAAGAATCTAAAGGTTTTGATCCTCAATGTATTACCATTGAACAAGGCGTTGCTAAGATTATGAAGCAACAAGAAGCTGATGGTTTTGAGTTTGATATGCAGTTAGCATTAAGCCTATTAGCAGAACTTAGAGAAAAGAAACAACTGATTGAATCAGAGGTACATGAAACGTTTAAACCTAAATGGGTAGACACTAAAGAGGTAACACCCTACATCAAGAAAGATGGTAATTTATCTAAGCGTGGTCTGACTGATGAAGAATATCAACGTTGCTTGGACACCAATAACTTCAATCCTTTTATGAGACAGACTTTACAAGAGTTTAATCTTGGCTCTCGTAAACAGATTGGAGAATATCTTATTGACTTTGGTTGGAAGCCAGACAGATTTACACCTACTGGTCAACCTATTGTTGATGAGAAAACACTATCTAAAATTACACACATCCATGAAGCAAAACTTATAGCAGATTTTTTGTTACTACAAAAGCGTATAGCTCAGATTGATTCATGGGTTGATGCAGTTAAGGAAGATGGTAGAGTACATGGGTTTGTAATACCTAATGGAACTATAACCGGAAGGATGGCTCATAGAAACCCTAACGTTGCTCAAGTACCTTCATCTGGTAGCCCTTATGGCAAGGAATGTAGGTCTTGCTGGACTGTACCAGAAGGTCATAGTCTGGTAGGTGTTGATGCAAGTGGTTTGGAATTAAGAATGTTAGCACATTACATGAACGATAAGGAGTATATAAATGAAATTATTAACGGAGACATTCACACAGCTAACCAAACGTTTGCTGGACTTAAATCAAGAGATCAGGCTAAAACTTTCATCTACGCCCTCGTTTACGGTGCAGGAGATGAGAAGATTGGAAGCATCGTTAAAGGAAGCAGAGCAGATGGTAAGCAGTTGCGAGAACGCTTTCTTAGTAGTCTCCCAGCATACCGAACTCTTAAGAGCAAAGTTGACAGAGCAGCTACAAAAACGTTCCTCAAGGGGTTAGATGGTAGGAAGCTATACATTAGAAATAAACATGCAGCTTTGAACACATTACTTCAAGGTGCTGGTGCTATACTAATGAAGAAAGCTCTCTGTATTTTAGAGAACAGACTTAATCTCAGTGGTACTCCACATAAGTTTGTTGCTAACATACATGATGAGTGGCAAATAGAAGTAACAAACTGTCGAGCCAATAAGGTTGGTCAGATGGCTGTTGAATCTATCATAGAAGCAGGTGAACATTTTAATCTACGCTGTCCGATGGATGGCGAATATAAAGTAGGAGGTAATTGGAGTGAGACACATTAAACCAAATGATAGTAGTAGGAAGGGAGACTTAGCTGAGTACTACGCAGTAACTTGGCTGTGGGATCATGGCTATGAAGTTTTTAAAAACACAGGTTGTACTGGACCAATAGACATGATTGCCCTGAAAGAAGGTGAAACTATTTTTGTTGATGTTAAAACAGCACAGCCACAACAACATAAACAAACCGGTAACAAAGTAACTAAATGTCAAAGTAGAAATGAAGAACAAAAAAAATTAGGCGTTCAGTTACTACAATTCAACCCTGTTAATAGACAATTAGCATGGATAAAACATAGACAGAGAAAATAATATGATTAAATCTAAAAAGACTCTTGACACATTAGTCGAAGATATATATAATAAGATAGGTGTACTTGCTGATGGTGATCATATTGATCTAGACCCTGATAGCATTGAACAGTTTGGTGAGTCTATGAAAGAGATTCTCTATAACTGGTCACACCCTGCACCAAGAGGTGATGCCTCACTACGCATGTCTAATATAGGTAGGAAGTCACGACAACTATGGTTTGATATGAAGTCAGAGGGTACTCCTGAAAGGATGCCACCTTCTTTATTCATTAAGTTTCTCTACGGACATTTACTTGAAGAGATAGTTATATTTCTTATCAAGCTATCTGGACACGATGTTACGGATGAGCAGAAAGAAATCAAAGTATCAGGAATCAAAGGACACATGGACTGTGTTATTGATGGTGAGGTAGTGGATATCAAGACAGCTTCAGGATTTGCCTTTAAGAAATTTAAAGATGGTACTCTAGCAGAGAATGATATCTTTGGATACATGGCTCAACTTGCAGGTTATGAACAAGCACAGGGCACAGATAAGGGTGGATTCCTTGCTCTTAATAAAGAGTCTGGTGAGTTAGCTTTGTATAGACCTGATAACTTTGACAAGCCAAACATCAAGAAGAAGATCACTGATATAAAGAAAGCTGTTAAATTAGCAACACCACCTGAACTATGTTACAGCCCTGTTCCGGATGGTAAGTCTGGTAACATGCAGTTACCTAGAGAGTGTACTTATTGCCGACATAAGTTTGAATGCCATAAAGATTCAAACGAAGGTAAAGGTTTACGTGTGTTTAAATATTCAAATGGATATAGGTACTTAACACAGTCACCTAAAATCCCTAACGTTATAGAGGTAACAGATGCGTTCAACAAAAGCTAAACAACTTAGACGTAGAGCAGAAGACTTACTCATAGAGTGGTTAAGAACTATGGTTCCAGATGGTGAGGATACTTCTAAGATACACAGAAATAATCTTAGTGAATTCTTGCCAGAACAAACGCATATCTTTGCAAACAATAGGTTTCTTCTAAGTGCTTATAGTTTAAGATGGTTTTATAAAAAGGTAAAACGTAATCCCAACATTACATTGGGAGAGCTGAATGCCTAGAAGAGTACCCAGAAAACCTAGACCTAAAAAGATTAACGTGCCTAAAGGTTATGACAGTAGATGGGAGTATGACATTCATCTAGGGATACTACAAGATTGGAAACATCATTGGGATATTATACAGTATGTTGTTGAACATAAGTATGAAGCTGATTTTGTTAGAAAGATTGATGGTAAGACTATCTTGTTAGAAGCGAAGGGTAGGTTCTGGGATCATGCTGAGTATAGTAAATATATTCACATAAGAAAAGCGTTACCGCAAGATACAGAGTTAGTATTCTTATTTCAAAAACCTTTGTCTCCTATGCCGGGAGCTAAGATGAGAAAGAACGGAACAAAAAGAACCCATGCTGAATGGGCAGAAACAAATAATTTTACATGGTATAGTGAAGAAACTTTACCGAATGAGTGGAGAAACGATGGAGTATAAATTTAACGAAGGACAATTAATACAGGAACTACAGGCTTATATTGATGGTACATATGGTGAGCACTATGCTTCAGATAAGTATCAAGCAACAGATATTATTATTGACTCTGGACATGGTGAAGGGTTTACTCTTGGTAACATTATGAAGTACGCTAAACGTTACGGAAATAAAGACGGAAAGAACAGAAAAGACTTGCTAAAGATACTACATTATGGTATAATAATGCTTAACGTACACGACACAGAGAACTCATAATGGTAGATGATAAAGTAGGTATCAAGGAATATCTTGGTATTAAAATTAATTACAGTAACGAAAATAATTTAGATAAGTTTAGTCTTGATACATTAAGAGACAGATATTTATGGGAGAATGAAACACATGCACAAGAAGCCTTCGCCAGAGCAGCAGTCTTCGCAGCCACCTACAAAGGTCACACAGATTTTGAGTTGGCTCAAAGACTTTATCACTACAGTTCCTCTTGTTGGTTCATGTTTAGCACTCCTATACTTAGTAACGGGGGAACAAGTCGTGGGCTTCCTATTAGCTGCTTCCTCAATTATGTACCTGATAGTCGCACTGGGTTATCAGATCATTATGACGAGAATATTTGGTTGGCATCTTCAGGTGGAGGTATTGGTGGATATTGGGGAGACATTAGGAGTAACGGTATTTCTACTACTCACGGTAGTAAGTCTACTGGTTCAATTCCTTTCATGCATGTCGTAGATTCTCAGATGTTAGCCTTTAATCAAGGCACTACAAGACGTGGTTCTTATGCTGCATATATGGATATATCTCATCCTGAGATTGAAGAGTTCATTAACATGCGTAAAGAATCTGGTGGAGATATTAATCGTAAGAATCTTAATCTTCATAATGGTATCAACATTACCAATGAGTTCTTGCAGGCTGTTGAAGAGGATGCAGACTTTAGATTGATTGACCCTAAGACTCACGAGCCTACAAAAATTGTGAATGCTAGAGACCTATGGTGGCAGATCATCAATGCTAGAGCAGAGACAGGTGAACCATACATGGTAAACATAGATACATGTAACGAAGCTTTACCTAAAGAACAAAAAGATTTAGGTTTAGAAATCAAACAGAGCAATCTTTGTTCTGAGATTACTTTACCTACTAATGAAGAACGGACAGCAGTGTGCTGTTTATCTTCAGTAAACTTAGAATATTTTGATGAGTGGAGTGAGAACCCTTTGTTCATTGATGATTTAATAACTATGTTGGATAACGTACTTCAACATTACATAGACAACGCAGTAGATACAGACAACTTAGGAGAGTACAATGCAAACTTTAAAAGATTTCAAAAACATATTAAGCCGGGCAAAGAGGGCTTTACTAAATCTGCCTACTCTGCTTATAGAGAAAGGTCGTTGGGTCTCGGTGCGATGGGCTTCCATTCGTATCTCCAATCACGCAACTTACCTTTTGAAGGTATCTATGCTACGGGCTTCAATCATAAAGCGTTTAAATATCTTAAGACACAGGCAACCAGAGCTTCTCAAAGACTTGCAGACGAAAGGGGCGAAGCTCCTGATGTCAGTGGTAGTGGCAGGAGGAACGCTAATCTACTCGCTGTTGCTCCTAATGCTAGTTCTAGTATCATATGTGGTGGTACTTCTCCTTCGATTGAGCCATATCGTGCTAACGTTTATACGCACAAAACTCTCAGTGGTTCGTTCCAAGTTAAGAACAAATACTTAGAAGAGCTACTACAAGACAAAGGATTAAAGAAGGATGAACTCACAGTACTGTGGAAAGACATTGCAGGTAACGAAGGTTCAGTACAGCATCTTGATATATTAACAGATGATGAGAAAGAAATATTTAAAACTGCTAATGAGATAGACCAGATTTGGATTATAGAACATGCTGCTAAAAGACAAGAGTTTATATGTCAAGCACAGTCAGTTAATCTTTTCTTTACTATACCCACAGCCACTGAACCACAGGAAGTACACGATGAGTACATGCAGTATGTCAATGATGTACATTGGTATGGGATGAACAAACTAAAGTCTTTGTATTACTTTAGAACTAACGCTGCTCGTAATGCAGAAAATGTGAACACTAAAGTTCAGCGTATTAAATTAGATGATGCTGAGTGTATAGCTTGTGAGGGATAGTATGGGTTGTTGGCACTGTGGAACAGAATTAATATGGGGTGGAGATCACGACATAGAAGATGAGAACGATGAATACATTATGGAAACTAATTTAAGTTGTCCTAAATGTAACTCTGCTGTGATAGTATATTTACCAAAGGAAACAAAATGAAACAAGAAGAGTTTACAGGTGTGTTTAGTCAGAAGTTTTCTGGCTTTACAAGTAGGATGTGGTTAGATTATTGTGATGAACATAATCATCCACTAACAAAAACAAAAGATTACGCAGGTTACGTAATTGAAAATTTTAAATATTTAGTTAAGAGATTTAACAAGGAGAACAGATGAGTTTATTAGACACAAGAGATTACTACAAACCTTTTGATAACCCGTGGATGTTTGATTATTACGTGTTACAGAATCAAATGCATTGGATGCCGGAGTCAGTACCGTTACACACAGATGTTAAAGACTGGCAGGAGTTAGATTCAAAAGAAAAGAATTTACTCACACAAATCTTTAGATTGTTTACTCAGTCAGATGTAGATGTGGGTGCAGGTTACGTTGATAGATACATGCGTATCTTTAGAAAGCCTGAAGCACGTATGATGATGGGTTCATTTGCAAACATGGAGTCTATCCATCAACATGCATACAGCTTGTTACTTGATACAGTTGGTATGCCTGAGATAGAGTACAAAGCTTTTGCCGAGTATGAAGAGATGGCTAACAAACATGAGTACGTTCATAAGATTAAGACTACTAAGTCTGACAAGAAAAGCATTGCCAAAACTTTAGCAGTCTATTCAGCTTTTACCGAAGGACTACAGTTATTCTCTAGCTTTGCAATCTTGTTAAACTTCCCACGCTTCGGACGTATGAAAGGTATGGGACAGATAGTCACTTACTCTATACGAGATGAGTCTATGCACGTTGAAGCTATGACTAAATTGTTTAGAGAGTTTATTCAAGAGAACCTTGATATCTGGACAGATGATTTTAAAGCAGAACTCTATGAGATTTGTCGACAGATGGTAGAACTAGAAGATAAATTCTTAGACTTAGTGTTTGACATGGGAGACCTTGAAGGGCTTACAAAGAAAGATATGTATGCTTACAACAGATACATTGCTGATAGAAGATTACTACAGCTAGGATTAAAAACAAACTATGACCAGAGAGAGAATCCTCTTGGTTGGTTGGATGAAGTGATGGGTGTTGAACATCAGAACTTTTTTGAAGGTCGTGCTACTTCTTATATGAAAGCAGGACTACGTGGTAGACAAGATAAGATAACCTTTGCAAACTTGGAGAGTGATAATGGTTAATAAGAACGAAGCAAACTTAGTAAGTTTTAAAGTGCTTCTTACACGTAACAATGATATAGTTACAGAGTTTAGTATGTTACCGGAGGAAATGGTTGATGAGATATTCCCTCTAGATGAAAGAGATGTTATAAAAACTATCCTACGTAATGGTAAGATAAAGATGGGAGACTTACATAACTTCTTTCAAAGAGAGTTAAACGTTTTAAAATAACTCTAGTCTTTTCTTACGTCTTTCTTACCATCAGCCCGAGCTATTCTAGCAACGTCTGGTGGTAACTTTAATGCAGTACGAACCAGTGTGTCGATACGTATCATATCATTATCCATTTGCCTTATCCTATCAATCAAGGAAACAATCATCGTGTGTTGCGTATCTAGTTTTTTGTGGATGTCTGCAATTAAACTTTTAAATAGTGTCCATACTAAGTAACCCAAGCCTATTGCAGCAGCAGCCGGAATCCCTATAGTCTCTATGGCACTTATAAACTCTTTCATTTCTTGACAAGACTACCACCAAAATACATACCAATAATAGCTGATACTAAATTAGTATCTAGTTGAGTTATTACCAAGCCTTGAAAAGTTATCCATTCAAATACATCTCTACCATCAGTAAAGAATAAAAATCCAGGTTGAAATAATGTGTACCCTACTGTTACATCTACATCTGGATAGTAAACAGCTACGAGTTTAGGTAGTATAACGATTGCAAAGATTGCAGATAATGCTATTACACGCCTTGTCCACTGGAAGCCTTTATCTTGTACGTTACGTGCAGACTCTACAGCTTTGAGTTGAAACTCGCCACGAGTAATTAACATCTTTTGCTCTTCTTGTTTCGCCTTCATACGTTGAGACCATAGACTTAACATGCTACTAAGAAGTGTAGAGCCAAGCATTGTTATAATTTCAAATGGGAACATCATACACCTCTTCTAATAGTTCTTCGTAAAGCCTTCTAAAGTTTTCTAACTCCATAAAGCCTAGCCCTTGTCCAATCTGGTGCATTCTATAAATGTTATAGGCTGTGTTTAATTGTTTCTCTGTGTAAAGTAGCATTAGTTATTTAACGAATTTAAAAATTCTAGCATTTGTTTTGTTGTTGTTCCTTTTGGAAAAGAATGCTTTGCTAACTCTACTGCTTTTTGTTTTGCTTCTTTATTTTTTATGTAATAATTAGCAGCTTCTCTACTAGCAGCTTCTCGCATTGCAATTGCATCAATTATTCCTTCATCACCATCTCTTTTATACTTAAACACAACATCATTAATATATCCTTGAACGTCTGGATTATAATTAGAGGTATTAGGTTGTCCAGTTGCACGTTGTATTTTTTGATCTAGTGTTCCTTCTCTACCACCACCTAGATATTCTGCAACTGCATGTCCTAATGGATTGTCAGTGTCTTTATATCTATTTTGTTTTGTTTTTATATCTCTTAAAGATGCTCTCATTCCAGATACAGGAGAATCAAATACTCCAAATCTTCCATCTTGACCATATGTTTCACCTGTCATACCTGCCCAGTAATCAAACCTAGATTCAATATTTCCCATATTATTATAGTGTGGACCACCTTCTTTAAAACCTAACCTGCTCATCTGCTCTTGGTAAGGTTCACCAGTAAACGGGTCAACTCTATCTGCTGGGTCTTCTTTAGTAAATGGTACGTTGTCTTCTCCTTCTACTATACCGCCTACAGATTTACGTGTCCTCATTAATTCCATAGGTGTATATGTTCTGTATTGATTATCAATGTCTTCTATAATTGGTAGATAATGATAGTCTAATAATAAATTATTATACTCATCATAAAAATTTGAAAAAGTCATACCTTTATTAAAATCAACTTTTCTTTTAATAGATTTTAATTGATACTCTGTAAGTCTTAAAGGAACAAATGAATTATTACTTGCTAAAAAATTATTTCTTTCAGAAGATGTAAAATATCTTAGAGCTGATTGTGCAGTATTACTAATAGTTTTTATATCTGTGTTAAAATGTCGTGCAGCTTCGAGTGCTAACTTTGCATCAGCAAAACTTTTATAATAAGAACTGTTAGCTTTTTTGTATGTATTTAATATTTGTTGAGGAGTTCTTCCCTGTCTTATATTTGATGTTATGTAATCTTTTTGTTCTTTATTTCTATTACTTAAATCATACATTTTAAAAGACAAAGCTCTTTTAATTGAAGCTGGTTTAATAGTTATTGTCCTTTGACCTGTCAATCTAGAGAATAATTCTGTTCCTAAAGATAACTCTCCCTTTTTAATTCGTTCAGCTTTTTTACCACCTAGTAAACTTAAATCATCTTGTATCTCTCTAGGTATTACTCCTGTAGCAAGATGATTAAATGAAGCCATTAAATTATTATAACTCAAACCACCTTCGCCCGGATTATAATCAGGAATTAATCTACCAGTTTCATAGTCTTTACCTTGATTAAAGGTTACATCCATAACTTTATCTGTTAAAATAGCAGGACCAGTAAAAGGTTTTAGAAATAACATCATAGATTCTTTCATACCATTTAAAACTTTATCACCTACAAATTTTGAAGGTATTGTTGGGTCTGTTGCTTCATTTAAAAATGCTCTAAAGACATCTGTAATTGGAGCTGAAGGGTCTGTGTAAGTTAAATCAATATATTCAATGTTACCATCTTCATCTCTATCAAAAATTAAGGCACTGTTTTTTGACCATTCTGGAAGATTTAAATGTCTTATAGCTTTTTCATCTTCGTCTGTAATCCCCCACGCTTTTTTACTTAAGTCTGTAGCCCCTTTACCCATACCATATGTTACAGCTATTTGAGAAGCTAATCTTTTCATTCCTCTTTCAACCATTACTTCATTACCAGTTCTTATTTCTTTCATTCCACGCATTAAGGTATTATAATTATTACGATACTGTTCTGCAGTAAATGAAAAGAAATTACCAACAGGTAGCTTTCTTAATTGTTGAATGCCCGGTGCAATTAAATCGTAAGTAGGCATTGTATCTCTAATAATATCTGCTGCTTCTTGTTTCAAAACATCAAGACTTTTATTAGGATATGCCTTTTGTAAAGTTTGTAGTTCTTTATTATACCCTGCAATTCTCCACATATCGTCTTCAGCTACATATACATTAGTTATATTTTTATTAAATCTTGCAAGTTTTGATGAAGCAACTTTAGGATTTGTAATTAAAGAATTATCTTTCGTACTTACATAATCATTAAAAAGTTTTTTAAATTCACCAACTTTAACATTTTGATTAACTAAGCCAAGACGTTGATACTCTTCATATATTTCTGTAAGAGCTGCATTTTTACGTAAAGGACTTTTAAACGGACTAACTTGATTCTCTAAAATTTTTAAAGCATCTGTTGTGTCTGAACTAAAAGGATTCATTCCATTTCTCATAAGAATAAGTCCACCACCAACTGTATTTCTAACGTGCGTTGTTAAGTTATATACAGTAGCAGCAGCTTGAGAAAAACCTTTTAATTTTAAAGCATACCCATAAGCCATAGCTAATTTACCGGGATCAGGAACATCTTTCATTTTACTAAATAAATTAGCTATACCTTCTGTAGTATTAACTCCGTTTAATTTATGAAATCCTTGACCTACAATTTTTGAAGCTTCCATTCTTTTATCTGGGGCAACCGAATATTTTCCTGTGCCTTTAAAAAACCATTTACCTAAACCATCTTTATATAAATCATCCATTAATTTATATTGAGTAAGCTCACTTGATAAAGTTTCTATAGTTCTAAACACTGAAGTAGAAGCAGCTACTTTTCCACCTAAAAGTTCATCAATAGCCGGAGTAATATTTTTTCTTGCTTTAAAAACTTTTTCTGCATTTTTAGCACCAAACACAGAATTAACATGAGATTCAAAATTATTAAAAGATTTACCTTTATTTTTATTTAATAAATTATCTACATATTTTTCTGCTTGTCTTTGATACCACCCAGTAGGTCTAGGTCTAACTCTTCCTGCAGCTTGATCTGAAGATTGTAAACCTATTTTAATTTGAGATACTGCATTATCATACAATTCTTTACTAGGTTTGTAACTAGGATTTTCAAAAGCTTCATAAGTTTTTCTAAGATATTTACCCATATTAGAGTTAATTTGTTCTCTAATTTTTTTAGGTATGTATTTAGATTCAGCTAACATAGTACTTAAGTTATCAATGTTCTCTCGTGCTGCTAAAGCATGTGGTTGGATTTGTTCTGGTAAATCTTTTAGTTTAACTAATTTTTTATTTTTCTTTTGTCCAGTTAAATAGTGCTGAAATAAATCTTCAATTTGATCTTCTGTATATTTACCTTCTTGAGAAACTTTTTTAATAGAGGTTACTAATTTTGAATGTATATCCATTGCTCTAGCTGACCAAGCAATTTTATCATATTCTGATTTCTTAATAATATCTAACATACCCGGAGCATACATACCTCCTCTAGTTGTTAAGGCATAAGTAGTTTCTTGTAACATTCGCCACCCTTTATTAGCAAGACTATCTTCACTTGCAAAAGAAGGATTTAGATCACGAATAATGGGAACGTCAGGTTTTTGTTTTACTGGTTTTACAGTTTTGTTTGCTGAATCAGATTGTCTTGAAACATTTATTAATTCTTTAAACCTAGCAACACCGTCTGGTCCGGACTCTTTAATTTTATTGACTAGATTTGTAACACCTTTTACAGCAAGTTTACCTGTTCCTAATGCAGCTCCAAATGCTGAACTAAATACAACACCGTCTAATAATAAACTTAATCGTCTAGCTGCTTCTGGACTGTCTTCATCAGTATCTAAATAATCAAACAAAGCAGACAGCTTAGTATCATCATCTCCTATAAAATTAGAAAGACCACCAGCTACAATTGCAAAATCAGGGTCGTCTACAAATGTAAACTGAGAAGCAACCTCTGCCTTTATTAATGGTTCAAATTTTTCTAATCTACCAATTCTTGTATCTGCTCTACTTTCTAAAGTTTTTTGCAGTTTAGAAGGTCTTCCTTTTTTTCTACCCGGAGCAGCTAGTCCTTTCTTAACAGCTTCTAAACCAGCTTTAGTAGGTTTTTTTGTTATTGCTATTCCAGCTAGTAATTCACTAACAGGTCTACTAATAGCTTCTGCAGTTGTTGTTGCATCTTCTAACTCATAATAAGTTTCACCAGTTTTAGCATCTACTTTTGTTTCGTAAATATCTTTACCAGCTATACCTCTAAAAAACTTATCTGTATTTCTTCTAATCTCTGTTTCGTTTGGTAAAACTTTTGCAGTTATTTTTCCTGTACCGGGTACAAGAACATCACTTGCCTTAGTTATTGCACCTCTACCTAAATTTAAAAGGGCTTCAGTAGCTTCACTATAAGGAGTAACAACAGCTCTTCTTGTACTTTTCCAATCTCTACTTTCTTCTTTAGCTATTTTTTCTAACTCGGTAACACCAAATAAAGATTTGTAATGTTGGGGATTATCTTTTAATTTATCTTCAGGTTTAGTAGGATCAAAAAATTCTTTTATTGTGTGGTCAAATTTAGTTTCTGCACCCTCAATAGATAACTTTACAAATTCATCAAAGTCATAATTTTGATTAAAAACTTTTTTAGAATTGTAAAGCGTTTCTAATTCCTGAATATCAGTTTCGAGGTCTCTAGTATTACGAATACTATCTTTATAGATTTCAAAGCGTGATGCCATTAACTATCCTTAATAAGTTGCAGGGTCTGCCGGGTCAAAGTTTGATGTTGTCGTTTTTGCTCTGGCTGTAATTTGATCATATCCCGGTATATCTAAATCATCTTCTCCTGTGATATCTAATAAACGTTTTGTTGTTCTAATCCTATTGTCAATGTATTGTTTCTTTTGCAATTCAAAAAACTCATTAGCATATTTTCCATTGTCAATACGTAATCTATTATCCGAAGCACTTAACCCACCTAGTTTTCCAATCTCTGCTAACTCTGTATATGCTTCTGGGTTAGTCTCACTAAATACAGCTTTTATCTCATCACTAACTGGTGTATTTTTAATTGCTTCGATTGTTCCTGTGTTATTTAATTCAATTTCAGCAGCTATAGAAGAAGAAGTTTCTTTCCATACAGCTTGTCCAATTTGTTCTTTAGTAAGCAAACCTCTACCTTTAGCAATTTGAGCATTCATATATAAGTTATCTTGTTCTTTTAGATAAGCTTCTCGTTCTTTGTTATATTGGTCGGAACCCGGATCACCACTAAATGTTCTATTGTTTGCTTTTATTGCTAATTCACTATAGAACCTTGCATCATCTAATAAGTCTTGACTTAAATTTGTAATGCCAGTAGCTTTACGTATTTCTGCAGCTAGTGATCTTTCTTTTTCATCTGTTGTCATATTCTCTGTAACATCAGGGCTTGAATTAAAACGATCTGTTGCTTCTTTAATTTTTTCTTTATTTTCAACTAAGTAACCTTGAACAATGTTAGATGTAATAATTTCTTCTGCTTCCCCTAAAGTTTGTTTTGATGGTTCAAGCTGTAAAAATTGTCGTTGTGAAGCATTATAAATTCCCGGAGTTTGAGAATTAGTAAGATTAAATTTCTCCATTTCTTTTATAAACTCTGTTCCAGTAATTTTAATATTCTTAATATCTGTTACTGCTAAAGTTGGTGCTTTTCCTTTACTTGATGGTTTGTTGTAAAGATTTTTTTCATTTATTAATTTGTTGTAAGACTCTTCAGCTTTAATATAATTGCTTTCTAATTTTTGATCCCTCTCTTTACCTATACCAACTTTGTTTAACACTTTATGTACTAAACTTACTTCAGTAGGACTGGTAATTTTTCTTCGTTCAGCTTTAAATTTATTTAACACTGGCTCAGAGTAAGCTTCAAACGAACCTAACCTACCTGCTTTTTCAGGATCATATTCATTTTGAATAAATGATTTATATTGATTGTCAGCATATGTATTTTTCCAAGCCTGTTTCATTTTGTTGGCATCTTCATTTGAACCATCAAACCTTGTAGACATACCTTGATTAGTTACATATTTATCAAAAGCTAATTCTGCATCTGCATCATAGTATTCAGAAATACCTTTACTTTTAATATCATCATATTTATTTTGCAATTTAAATTGATTATCATAATTAGATTTAGCTTCTGCAGCAGCAATAACTTTTTTATCTTCTAAGTCTTGTAAATTTTGCATAACTTGAGATTGCATTTTACTTTCTTTAGCATTAAAAAGAAATCCTGCTAATAATAAATTTCTATTTCTATTACTTTGTTTTCTG